ACATATCATCGCATTGACAATATTATAGTCAAATGTAAATAGTTCTGTGAAACCATTTATTAAAAATAAAAATAGACCAACCCAGAATCCCATGCACATTGGGCAGTGAAATAATTCACCCCAACCTCTAAAGTCTTCTTTGTCTGGTCTATAGTTATCAAAAATCTTTCCGTATACGAGAATTTGCGTTAAGCCAAATGCGGCCAACAAAAACCAAATTAATTCCATTATAACCTCTTAGTAAGTATATTTTCCATAAAGATATGGCGTGAACATATTGTGCTGCAAAATTGAACCCTTCTCTTCTTCATGGGGTACTTCGCCAAGCTCAGTTGAGTGTTCAGCATCGGGATCTAAAGTCGCGTCCAACATCATGTCATCATGAGCCTTTTTACTGTTAAAGTAAGGACGCTCGCCATCCATCCATTTAGAAATGTTTAGCAATGTCATCTTAACTGCATCCAGATCTTTTGATTCGTGAATTTTTGCTTCCAATGAACCATAAACATTGCCACCCTGAATTGAGTCAAATGCAACAATACCTTTTCTTTTCAAATATTCAAACAATCGAGATTCTGCTCCATAAACGACATCACTCATTATGTCTTTTGCAAAAGCCACAACTTTCTTCTTTTCTGTCATGACAACTATATCAATGTCAGAATGATCAAAAATCATTATATCACCATTCAACGCCTTGCGGGCATTGAGTTTAAATTTAATTGGCGAACTGTCATCGGATATTTCAACACGAAGATCCGGCTCAGAAATGGTTACTTTAATTTTTTGCTCTTCAGCATTTGTAATGTTTACCTTTACAGTCATTTTTTGGTCACCTCATAAGCTAAGTTTTGCATATAAAATAAATCTTTGACCATCGCCTCGTCAATAGGGCGTGTAGAAAAAGACTCCAACTTGCCAATGACTTTTTTTGTCTTTTCAGCATATTTCAAGTTGCTGCTGCTTTTGTCAATTGATTCCGAAAACATTTCTTTTAGTCTGCTAATCTCTTCATTAATGAACATCTTGAGGCCCAAGCCGTTATTTGAGAAAGACGTGATGTAATTTGTCAGCAATTTCTTTTGTTCTTCTGTTAAAGAATTTTCATATGTTTTATTAAACTTGCTAACAAATGTCTTGTAAGTTAAGTTATCGACATGTTTCATTTCTTTTTCTGTTTTTGTTGGTTTTGTCACCATATTAACCACACTAGATTCCAAAAGCAATCTTTGTTTGGCGGTTGTTTGGCTTGAGTTAAAAAACTGACCGATTGAGGCGATGTCACGATAATTTGAAATAAAGTTAGAAAACACAGAATTCGATATGTTTTCTCTCATGTCCTTAATCAATTTCGTTTGGATGTTGAAAACCTCAACTCTGTCCAGAGACTCAAAATCTTTTTTGCATTCATTGATATATTTGGAAGCAAAATCTTTGGACAGGCTTGACTCAGATAAGACAGCGTTATAGATGTCCAGTTCCTTTTTTAGAGAAGACCCCTTATGGAAATATTTTTTTATCATCTCAACAATTTTTTGCTTTTTTGTGTTTTCTTTTTTTACAATTGATTTTGTCAATTCTTTAATCAAAGATTCGTAAAGAAAAGCGGTGTTTCTTTTCTTATTATGTTTCATCTTCATATTCTTTCTTCTCCATTAAGCTTTTCAAAAGATTTTGAACTTCGTTGTTCACAGTAAATAGTTTTTGTTCTTCTAATAAATCATTGTCAATACTTTTTTGCTCATACATTGTACCAGCGGGACCCGGAGTGACATAACTGTTTGACATGTTAGCTAAAGCACTTAGTCCATGATCCCCATGAAGACCTATGTCTCTAGTTCTAGCTGTTGCCCGAATAGCATCTTTTGATATTCCAGCTTCAGACTTGATTCTTTTGGTTCTGCCTCCTTTTCTATTCCCACCGGGAACCATTGAGTCATCTCTCTTTGCGGGAGGTTCAGCCAATAGTGGCGACTCTTTATCATCACCGGCAGGCTTATCATCTCCACCACCAGCGGGTTCATCATCTCCGCCACCAAGATCTCCGAGATCTCCAAGATCACCGGGATCATCATCTCCGCCGCCAAGGTCGCCTAAGTCACCAAGTCCTCCGGCGGCTTCGCCACCACCGCCGCCGTCGCCAGCAGAGCCTTCAAGTTGTGCTGTGAACTTTTTGTCGAAAAACAATTCTCTTTGATTACGTAAGAATTCATCCTCAGAAATACCAAGCATGTTTTCAGCAATCCATCGCTTTGAGAAGAAACCTTCGGTTGCTGCACCAGCAGCTTCAAATTTTTGCTTCCAATGTTCCAATTCTTGAAGCTCAGCTATCTTAGACGGGTTGTTCAGTCTAAGCTTGAACGATAACAAGTCATCCCCTCGAAAGCCCATAGTGTAAAGGTGGATAATACCAATTTTCTCAAGCTCGGTGGTTATAACTCTTTGAAGTCTCTGGATAGTTCTTGCGAATCTAACATCTTTTTGAGCAAGGGTTGTTTTGTCCTCTGTTGCTCCTTCACCCATTGTAAGATATGACTGGGGGACTTTTAGTGCTGCAAACAGCTTGTCTCTTAAATACTTTACATCATCAACCGTTCCAGTAAACTGGCCACCTTGAAGGTTGTCTATCTTGGTATTGGATGTCCCACGTACAGGAATATAATAATCTTCTTCAATAGATAAAGGGTTGTATCTCAAGTCAATCTTGCCGGTTGTTGGGTCAACAACTTGGTGGCGCTTCATTTGTGTCATGACCTTCTGCATATACTGCTCAACATCTTGAGGTGCAATAGCACCGACATCAATATAAAACACACGGCGTTCGGGTGAGCGAACGATACGATAAGCCATCATTGCGTCTTCAAGCAAGGTAAGTTGGCGCCATATGCGACGAGCACCTTCCAACACAGAAGTGCCATATGGTGCATGTTTGTCGTTACCTAAGATGCGGAAATGAGCAACCTGCCAGTTTTCCAAAGTTAAACCAGCAGTGTTCCATTGAAACTGCACATAATTTGGATTTGACTGATCTTGTCCCTCAAGACGCTCCACCTCACTTGGTGGTAGACCAACACAATTTCTTACACCGAGCCCATCATCTAATTCAAGATACAAGAATAGATCGCCGTACTTACACATTGTTCGAGACCAACCAAACAAGTTGTACTCGACATTTAAAACATTGTGATACAGGGTTTGCAAGATGGCTTTGATTTCTTCATTAGGGCATTTAATTTTAAGCATTGGCTGCAAGTCAGAATGTGTTGTCATCTCATCAGCGTAAATATCCAACGAGGATGCAATCTCAGGCATATACTCCATTTGGTCAAAGTCTACATATCTTTCTGAGCGATTACGATTAGAAATCATATTCGCAGAAGTAATGTTCATGGGATTATATTCTGCTTTCTTAAATTGCTTACCGCTAGCTGATTTAAACCATTTAGAATAAATATCCAAATGTCTTCGTCTTAACTGACGGCCTGTTTGAGTTCTCCTATTAACAATAGGACCAGAAAACAATCTCGTCAACGATCTAAATAAATCGGATTCTTGATTGTAGGGGTTTGAGTTTTTCTTAGCCATTTATCTATCCTTTAAAAATCCAAGCAAAATCTACTGCTTGTTTTATTTGCTTCTCATGTTTTTCTTCAAAAGTTTTTTTATAACCTTGCATACCTTCTATAGCTGTGTTTATGGTTCTAGTTTTCATGAACATTCCATCAAGCATTGCTTTTTTATATTGTACGTCCCTTTGGCTTGTTTGAAGAGCAGTATCTCGAACCCAACAAGCTATAGCCAGAGACATAACCAAATCATCATGATATGAACGCATAGCTTGTGGTTTGCCATTGTACCATATAAATGTTTTTAGTTCATGAAAGAGCCTACTTGAATATAAAGTAATTAGTCCATTTCTTATGAACTCTTCTAATTTTGCCACAATCAAAGGGCGAGTCTTTGTTGAGGTTGTGAAGCCGGGAAGGGCACGGTTGTTAAGTTCGCCTTGTACATGATCGACAAATTCATGTGTTCCTTTGATTGAGTAATATAAATTTGGATATCCAAGGTCAATAAGTTTTTCTAAGATAGATATACCAATACCATTGTTCTCAACCACCAACAGACACTTGCCGTATTCATGTCCCGTTTGGTGAAGCATGTTTGAATACAAATCTAAACTTGGTTTGCCTTGATACTCGGCTACAACTTCCATAGTCTCAAGCTTTATTATGTGAAACGTCGACGAATCAGAACCGTCGCCACGAGCGACATCAGCAACCATAAGATAAGAAAAGTTTTCATCGTATTTCTCCCATATCCAGAAATTTCTATCGTGACCCACCCTATACTTGGGCTCTCTTGTTGTAGCATTTAGTTTTGCCAAATCGTCAGGATGAATGACAGTGTCACCAGAAGTATTGAAGTTGCATTCCAACTCTTGAGCAATCTGCCTTCGTGACATATTTTTTGTTTCTTTCTCGAACCACTCTTGATCTCTTTCGGGATGAACGTCCCATGGCAGATTAATTGTATGAAAGTCATTCTCCATATTCTCAGCATCAACATAAGTTTTGTGAAACCAATTGCCAACTCCGTTGGGTGTTGACAGAGCAATACATCTACCACCAGTTGATAGCGTGGGATACAAACCAGTCCACAATTCATCAAGCCCTTCAACGTGAGCAGCCTCATCGATCACAAGAAGCGAAAGTGCTTCCGAACGGCCCGCATCACCAGAGGTCGAAGTTGCTTTTATTTGTGAACCATTGTTCAATTCAAACGATGAGCGATTGTCAACTTTAATGTTTGATATTCTAATCCATGGGGGCAAGTTTTTCATCATTGCTTTAACTTTCTTAACTAAGTTAGAAGCTGTGCCAAACTTGGTTGCCATTACAAGAACATTCTTGTCTCTGTGGAACAACATCATCCAAACACAATAAGCAGCCGTGATCGTAGAGATCCCAAGCTGCCGAGCTTTTAGTATAACATTAAAGCGATAATCATTAAAATCTGTAAGCAGATCGTCCTGATATGGATAAGTTTTAAACGAGATCAAACCCTTCATTGGGTGGGAGATTCTACAATAATTGTTGATGAAGTATACAGGATCTTTTCCTGACTTCAAAATCTCTTTTACTATTTCTTGTTTGTTTGGTTGATAAGCCATGTCATCTCATTATGACTTTGGGCGGGTGTCGTTTTGAGGGCGCTTGTTGTTATTGCTAAGTTCTAAAAACTTTTTAAATGAGTCCTCAATGGTACGCTTCTCCGAGCTACCGTCATACTCATTATCAGGAATACCTGAGATTTTAAAGTGCTGAACGGCTTGCACAAAAGAGCGAACCCGAGAAACGGATTGCGCCATGATGTCTGGTTCACCTTGAGCAGATAAGGTTACACCTTTGCCAGTCACCTTTTTATATTCTTTTTGGATTGCTCGTTTGACTTGGTTAATCATCTGTTGAATATCACCTTCAAACTTGCCACCATAAATATCCTTTAACATGATATCTGATTGATACATAATGCACATCATGTTGCCCATAAACCTAACAGAAAATCCATCGTTGACTCTTTTGTCCAACATGATGTCCCCTTCTTCTCTTTTAAGACCTGCTGCCCGAGCCTCGCCGTCGTAGGCATAGCGCCCATCGTGGCCGTTAGCTTTGATATCAGATACGGCCTGAGCCAAGCCTTGTACTACTTTTAACATTTCAGAATTCATTATTTGGTCTCCATCCAGTTTTCCATCTTTCTTCTCGGCCCTCAACCCACTTGATATAACACTTCTCACAGCATTCAAACTTTGACATGTATACGTCATCATTTGATTTGAAAGAATATACTTTGCAGACAGGACAAGAACGATTAGAGTTCTTCTTAATTAGTTTTTTCGGAACAAAAACTCCATTTACTTCAACTTTGTCAATGTCATCCTCTTGAAGCTCTTTCCAGTGCAACTCTCTTTGTTGCTCTAAATATTCTTTTTCTTTCTCGTCTGTCCAGTCTTTTTTGGGGTGCTGGATTGTGATTTCTCCATATTTCTTTGCAATGGCTTGTTCAACCTTCGCTACATAATTTGGATCTTTGCTCATCGCAACCCCGGGGCCACAGCATACATAATACCAACAGAGGTGCCGGCACCAACGACAAATCCAGCAGCCAACCACCAATGATGCTTTGGGGGTTCATATGCTTTCCTTAGAAACTTTATTTCTTCGTCTCGGATAGATATCATGTCTTGGAGACGTTGATCATCGGCTTCACACTTGGCAGTTAACAAGTCATGTTGATACTTCGATTTAAGATTTGCCTTGCCAACCTCGTACTCTGTTTGAATGTTGCACTGTTCAATCTTAGTGCGATCCTCAACAATAAACTTTGCAATTGCTGCATTGTTTAACAACCTTCCATCAAATGGTGCCGCTTCGCCTTTCTTTAAAGTCTTAAACGTGGGCTCCTCCGCATGTGCCACTGGGCATGCCAATAGCAAAATCATTAATCCTAACATTTATCCTCCATCAAATTTTTTAATACCAAGCTCTTCTTCTAAGATCCTATCAATTTCATCAGGATCTTTCTTTGCTTTTTTAACTAAGTCTCTAATTTTCTTTTCTTTTTTCAAAGAAACGCTGTCTGTTTTAGATGAAAACTCTTGACTTAATTGTGCCATGGCTTTGTTGTAAACATCTTGAGCTTTTTTAACATCTTCAATTTCTTTTTCATAAGCCTTTTCTATAGCGCGTTTTTCTTGTTCATATGACTTAAGAGCCAACTTGGCTTGTATAAGCTGCGCTCTAGAAGCCTTGTGACCAAGGTAATACATAACAAGAGCAATGCCGCCAATCACTAGCCAACGCCAATGCTGACGGCACCACACTGCCGCAATCTTAATATATTTTTTTGCGGCTAGCCACCACATCTACTGACCGCCCCACTTCCATGCTTTAACAGCATCAATAACGGATTGACCGGAAATATACATGACAGCAATCATGCCCCAAGTTTCAGGGTCAAGATCCGACCACCACATAAGGGCTGTTGCAGTCAAGAAAACCAAAAGCTTTCGGCTTACAACCTTCTCTTGAAGGGCATCCATAACACCTTTGTCTTTTCTATCTAGATACAACTCTGATTTGATCTCGTCGATCATACTTTCTCTTTCGCTTTCACTCATCATTTAGATCCTCACTTTGGCATAAGAGCCATCTCGTTGAATGTCGATGGTCATATCAACAACATCTTTGAGCGAGTCCAAGTGGGAGATTAAGATAACTGTCTTGAATTGATTCTTGATCATATCAAGCAATCTTATAAAACCTTCCATATGTTCTTGGTCCAAAGCTGTTGCTGGTTCATCAAGTATAAATAGTTCAGACTTTGGCAAATTCGTTATTGAAATTAGAGCTAGACGAATAGCCATTGCAGCAATTGTCTTCTCCGCACCCGAACCCATTGATAAGGGTCGAGGGTCATAGTTGGGATGTTTGATATAAATATCTAGTTTTCCGTCTTGGTTGTCGAAGAAGGTCTCGAACTCGACGATATTCGCCAGCACCTTGGCGATCTCCTCATTGACCACTGGAAGGCTACGTTTAATAATATTATAA